TCCTAATGGTGCAATTCGTGAAGGTGATGCTTCTGATGTATCTACACTTCAGGTTAATAAATTTTCTGATTTTAATATTGCATTTCAAACAATGAGATTAATTGAAGAAAGATTACAATTTGCATTTATGCTTAATACTTCAGTACAAAGAAATAATGACAGAGTTACTGCTACTGAAATTAATTATGTATCTAAAGAATTAGACGATAGTTTGGGTGGTTTGTATTCTTTATTATCACAAGAATTACAGTTACCACTAATTAATAGATTGATGTTCCAAATGGAAAAGAAAAAAGCATTACCTGCTTTACCTAAAGATAGTATACGTCCTAAAATTGTAACAGGACTTGAAGCTTTAGGTAGATCAAGTGATTTACAAAGACTTAATACTTTTGTTAATCAGCTACAACCTTTTGCACAACAACTAATGACATACTTAAATTTAGATGAGTATGTTAAACGAGTTGGTACTTCTTTGGGTGTAGAGATGGAAGGTTTAATTAAATCTCCAGAACAAATACAAGCAGAACAACAAGCTATGCAACAACAGATGATGATGGAACAAAACTCACCAGCTGTTGTTAAAGAAGGTATGGGTATGGTCAGGGATAGTTTTAAAAACCAAAGGGAGAAAACTAATAAGGAGAACTAATGGTTGATAAAGTAGAAGTTCCTGCTGAGGAATCAAAAGAAACACAAGAATACATTGATGAAATGTCTAAGAAAGCAGATGATGCTAACAACATTGAAACAACTGAGCCTGCACCTAGTACAGAAACTCAAAAAGATGAATTAATTTTAGGTAAGTTTAAATCACAAGAAGATTTAATTAAATCTTATCAAGAGTTAGAAAGAAAACAATCTGAGTTTTCTAAACCAAAAGAAGAAGAAGAAGCAACTAAAGAAGATAAACCTTTAGAAGCTGATACAAAAGTTAATTTTGATTTTTCATCTGCTCAAAAAGAGTTTGATGAAAATGGTGAGCTGAGCCAAAATACTATTGATGCTTTAGAGAAAGCAGGATTACCTAAATCTTATATAGATAATTATATAGCAGGTTTAGATGCTGTTGCTCAACAGTTTGAACAACAAGCTTATCAAAGCACAGATGGCGAAGAAAACTATAAACAAATGACTGATTGGGTAACTCAAAATTTACCTGAAAGTGAAATAAAACAATTTAACGATAACATTAGTAAAGATAATGAAACAGCTTTATTTACTATTAAAGGTATGTATGCTCGTTTCCAATCTGAAACTAAAGAACCTAGTTTAACTACAGGCACCAACGCACAGCAATCAGGTTCCGCTTATGAAAGTGTGGCCCAAATGAAAGCTGATATGTCTAATCCTAAATATGCTACAGATAGTGCATTTAGAAAAATGGTAGCCGATAAAATATCTAGATCAAAAGTTATCTAACAAAATTCTAAGGATAAATTGCTGTCCTAGAATAGCAAGTAAAAGTAAGACTTAACCCGTCTGAGGACGGACAATTCTGAAACTGAAATTACTACGCTTTATTAGCAACAACCTATAATAACATAAGGAGATATATATAATGTCAAATTATACTGTATCAAACATAGGTCAGAATGCTGGTGCTGGTAGTACAACTGCAAGCTTTTTAAAAGTATTTGCAGGCGAAGTTATTACTGCTTTTGAAACAGCAAACTCGACTTTAGACAAACACATGGTGAGAACTATCTCATCAGGTAAGTCGGCTCAATTTCCAATCGTAGGTAAAGCGTCAGCTTCATACCACACAGCAGGAAATGAGATCACAGGTGGTTCAATCACTCACAATGAAAGAACAATCTCTATTGAAAATCTTTTAATAGCACCAATCTTTATTGCAAAGATTGATGAGGCTATGGCACATTATGATGTCAGATCCATCTATTCAAAAGAGCTAGGTAGAGCACTTGCAAACCAAATGGATAAGCACGTTTACCAAAACATTCTACTTAACAGTAGAGAGTCAGCGGCTTCTCCACAAGCGGCAGGTCAACAAATTACTGATGCTGACTTTGCAACTTCTGCATCTTCTGCGGCGGCTACTATTTTTAGTGCGGCTCAGAAATTAGATGAAAATGATGTACCAGCAGATGACAGATATTGTGCTGTTTCACCTGCGGTATACTACAATCTAATCCAAGCAACTACTGTTATAAACAGAGATTGGGGTGGAAGTGGTTCTTACTCTGATGGTAAAGTTTTAAAAGTTGCAGGTATAAATATTGTACCTACAAACAACTTGCCATCTACAAACATTACTACTGGAACTGATGCAGGTTCATCTACAAATTTTGCAGGTGACTTCTCAAACACAGTTGGTGTTGTTTGGCAGAAAAATGCAGTTGGAACAGTTAAGTTAATGGATTTAAGTACAGAAATGGACTACCAAATCCAAAGACAAGGAACATTGATGGTAGCAAAATATGCTATGGGTCATGCTCCATTGAACCCAATCTGTTCAATTGAAATCAAAACTGCGTAATTAATTACGTTGTTTTCTTGGGAGGCGAGGTTAACACAGACAACTCGCCTCTCATTCAATCTTTAATTAAAAAATTTATTTATGACAACTACAGTAACAACTAAACTTGAAGCAATTAATGTAATGCTTACAGCGATAGGAGAAAGTCCTGTTAACACAATTACATCTTCAACAACTACTGATGTGTCTATTGCAATTCAAATATTAGATAATGTATCTAGAGAAGTTCAAAGTGTTGGTTGGCATTTTAATAGTGATAAAAATTATAAGCTAGTTAAAAACACAGCAGGAGAAATTGAATTACCATCAAACTGTTTAAGAGTTGATAACTCAAGTAAAGATGCTGATTTAGATTTAGTAGAAAGAGCAAGAAAACTTTGGGATAGAGAAAACCATACTTATATTATTAATAAAGATGTTAGAGTTGATATTACTTGGTTTTTAGATTTTATAGAATTACCTGAAACAGCTAGAAGATACATAACAATTAGAGCCGCTAGAATATTTCAAGATAGAATGTTAGCCTCTGAAACATTACACGCTTTTCATCAAGTTGATGAACTACAAGCTTTATCTTCATTAAAAGAACATGAGGGAGATACTAGAGATCACAGCATCTTTGATAACTATAGCACTTATAGAGTTATAGACAGGGACAATTATCAACCTGCTAAAACCACAATTACAGATGAATAATGAGTGCAAGATTAATTTCAAATTCAATTCCAAATTTATTGAATGGAGTTTCTCAACAACCTGATACTGTAAAGTTACCTAATCAAGCAACTATTCAAGAAAATGGTCTTTCAGATATTATTACAGGTTTAGGTAAAAGACCACCTACTGAACATATAGCAAAATTAAATAATGATACTTTAGAAAATTCTAAGGTACATATTATTAATAGAGATGCTAATGAACAGTATGCAGTATTAGTTAATAATCAAAGTATAAAAGTTTATGATTTAGATGGCACTGCTAAAACTGTAGTGACACCAGATGGATTGTCTTATTTAACTTCTAGTGATCCACAAAAAGATTTTAATTTAGTAACTGTTGCTGATTATACATTTATAGTTAATAGAACTATTCAAACGGCTAAATCAGGAACAACAGCTACAGCTAGACCAGATGAAGCAATATTTTATGTTAAAAATGGTCAATACAAAACGACTTATGAAATTGATATTGATGGTTCTAATGTTGCTAGTTATACAACTTTAGATAATTCATCATCAGCTAATGCTAGTTCAATTACAACAGATAATATAGCAACTGAATTATATAATGATTTAGTATCTAATTTATCAGGTTATACAATTAATAGAGATGGTTCTATTATTTATGTTTCAAAAACATCAGGAACATTCACAGCAAGTGTATCAGATGGTTTAGGTGGTGATGGTTTAATTTTAGTTAAAGATAAAACAAACTCGTTTGCTGACTTACCATACAAAGGCTACACAGGTTTTGTTGTAGAAATTGTTGGAGATGGTGGTACTGAATTTGATAACTATTTTGTTGAGTGGGACGGAGACGCTTGGACAGAAACAGTTAAAGATGGTTTAGATAATTCTTTTGATGTTTCAACTATGCCACATCTTTTAATTAGAACAGCAGATGGAAATTTTAGATTTTGCAAAGCTGATGGTTCAACTTACACGGTTAGTGGTACAGATTATGAGGAACCAAACTTTGCCTCACGAACAGTAGGAGACGAGACTACAAGTCCTGATCCTACTTTCGTGGGAAGAAAAATAAATGATATATTCTTTTATAGAAATAGACTTGGGTTTTTATCAGATGAGAATGTAATATTTTCTAAAGCAGGTAAATTCTTTACGTTCTGGGCAACTACAGTAACTACAGCTATTGATGATGATATGATTGACCTTGCGGTTAGTCACAATAAAGTTTCTATATTAAAGTATGCTGTACCTTTTAATGAACAATTAGTTTTATTTTCTGATCAATCTCAGTTTACACTAGATGCTGAAGAAATATTATCAGCAAAAACAGTATCTATTAATCAAACAACTGAATACGAAATTGATGATAGTGCAAAGCCTATAGGTCTTGGACAAAACATTTATTTTAGTATTTCTAGAGGTAGTTTTGCAGGTGTTAGAGAATACTATGTTAATACTGATACAGATGTAAAAGATGCTTTAGATACTACAGTTAATTTACCAAGATATATCACGGGTACATTAACAGCTTTAAAAGGTTCTTCAGCAGAAAACACTTTGTTTGGTTTTGCTTCAGGAGAAAGAAATTCTTTATTTGTTTATAAGTATTATTTTGATACAGGAAGTAAAGCTCTACAACGATCTTGGTCAAAATATAAGTTTGCTACTACAGATATAATTTTAGATGGAGACTGTATTCAAAACTATTTGTACTTTGTAATTAAAAGAAATGATGGAACTTATTTAGAAAAGATGAACCTTAAAACAAATGAGGTTGATACAGATTTAGATTTTACAGTTTTGTTAGATAGAAAAACTACACTAACAGGATCTTATGATTCAGTTACAAACAAAACAACATTTACATTACCTTATGAAGAAACAAATAGTATGGAAGTTGTTTTAGGTGGAGCTTGGTCTACTACTCAAAAAGGAAGAAATATACCAATAACAAGCACTACAAATACTACTTTAGTTGTAGATAATGATTATTCAGCTAATCCTGTTATTGTTGGTAGAAAATATACATTCAAATATCAGTTTCCTACTTTTTATGTAAGAGAGCAAAAAACTACAGGAAACTCTACTTCAGTTAATACAGGAAGATTACAACTAAAGAATATGAGTATCATCTTCGGTGACACGGGTTTCTTTGAAGTTAATCTAACACCATTAGCTAGAAGTACATCAATTTATAAATTTACAGGGCAAGTATTAGGTTCGAGCACATTTACTATTGGTCAGCCTAATTTAGAAAGTGGAACTTTTAAGTTTCCAATACAATGTAAAAACACAGATACAGTTATATTCATATCTTCCGATAGTTACTTACCATGTAACTTTTTATCGGCAGAGTGGGAGGGAGTATTCTCTGTTCTTTCTCAACGAATAGTAACTTAATGAAAATAGATGAAATAGAAACTACAAGTAAACATATAAAACAATTAGCAAAAGATTTAAGACCAGAAGATGAAAGAGAAATAATTTCTAAAACTGGAACTACAAATCTTCAAAAGACTTTACTTAAAGGTTTTACAATGACTGATTATTGTAGATCTTTTTTTGTAGATGATGAAATTGCAGGTATATATGGAGTGGTTGCATCACTAGATGATAAAAACATTGGATCACCATTTTTACTTTGTACCCCTAAAATTAAAAAGATTAAAATTAAATTTTTAAGAGAGTGTAAAAAAAGAGTACAGGAAATGTCAGATAAGTTTCCTGTGTTATTTAACTACATAGATAGTCGGAATAAACTTCATTTAACTTGGCTTAAATGGTGTGGGTTTCAAATCATTAATGAAAAGAAATTTAATGATGTTTTATTCTATGGATTTTTAAAGGAGAAAAATAAATAATATGTGTACCCCAGAAGCGTATATAGCGGCAAGAGTATTACAAGGTTATACGCAGTATCAATCCGATAAAGAAAAAGCTAAAAATATTAATCAAAATGCTGTAGCAAAAGGAGAAAGATTAAGAGAAGAAGCTATATACACTGATAACTCTTTAATTAGACAAAAAGAATTAGAAGAAGATAAAACAATAGATCAAAAACTAGCTATTAAAGAACAAGAGTTAAAAACTTCTGGTACTGCTAGAACTCAATTCTTTGAAAATGGATTAGGTGGTAATTTATATAATACTGTACTTGGGGATATATCTAGACAAGCAGGTAAAGAAATAAATACAGTAGATATGAATTATGAGAATAAACTAAGATCCATAGCTACTGACAGATTAGCTTACAATAGAAGATACACTAATCAAATTTTAAGTTTACCTAGAGCATACAAACCTAGTTTCATGACTTATGCAATTTCAACTACTGTTGATATAGCGGGTATGTATATGGCTAATCAGGCACCTTCTACACCAAATACAGGAACAAACCAAATGACAACAGATCAATTTAAGGCATTTAGAAACTAATGGCTAAAATAAATACAGATTTAGGTATTAATGTAAGTTTGCAAAACGCACCTACACCTAATCCTATAATGAATGTAGCTGAAGAAAGAATTGTAGGTAAAGATAAATTTGAAGCTCTTGCTGACACACTTGCACAAATTAATCCTACTATAAAACAATTAGCTGATAATAAATTAAAACAAGAAAACGAAAAGTCTTTTGAAGAAGGTCAAGCTAAAATTAATGGAATGACTTTAGATGAAGCTCGTAAAGCTCATAAAGATGGTTTCCCTGATATATTTAATGGTTGGGCTAGATATGGGGCCTACAAACAGTATGCAAATAACTCTGTAGATAATTTTGTTCAAGATTTTAAAAATGATTACTGGACAAGAAGAAATGAACCTAATTATAATTGGCAAGATCACTATAATGAATTTAGTCAAAGTTATTTAGCTGATAAACAAGGTGATGAGTTTTTTAATTCAGCTTACAATCAAGGTACTACTGAATTAAGAAAATGGCTAAACGTAAAAGAGTTTGAAAAACAACAAGAAGATTTACAATACAAAGTAATAGGTAATACTTCTTTATCTATACAAAACTTACCTACTAAAGTTGAAGAACAATTAGAAATAGCTTTTTATGAAGCTAACCCACCTATGACTTTAGGTAAAGATTACCAAGAAAAGAAAGCTACATTCTTCCAAGAAAATATGTCTAAAACATTTAAAGATATGTTTTACAAACTAAAAGAAAATAGAAATCCTGCATTATCTTTAGCTGATTATGATGATATTGTTATTAATGAAGCTGAACTACACGCTAGTTTAGATGGTAGATTTTCAACTGAATACATAGAGTTATTAACTACTAATAGACCTGACGGAGCTCCTGCTATAATTAATAATCCAAAATACCAAAAAAGAGTTACTGAACTTGTTGATACTTTAAAAGATTCTATAACTTTAAATGTTAATACAGCTAACTGGTTTAATGGTAATGTTGCAAATCTTTCTAAAACAGAAAGAACAAAGTTAGGTGAAGATATTTTTGATAAAGAATATAGAATTAAAAAATCTCAAGGTTTATCAAATGCTGATGCTTTCTTAGCAACAACAGTTACACTAACAAGTGGTTTACAAAAAAATGAACCCGTAAAACAAATAGAAGATTTATTTTCTAAACCAGTAACAGGTCAATATACCGAAGATAACAAATTAGCTTTAGAAGTTTATTCTGCAATAGATAAAGCTGGTGTTGCAGGTATTTATTTTAAAGAAAATGATAAGAATAAATATTTATTTTATGTAGCAGATATTAAAATAAAAGCAGGTCAAGATCCCAGAGATGTAATTAGAGAAATGGGATCTATGAATACACTAACAAAAGAAATCAATGAATTAACTTCACAAGATAAAAAACAATTACAAGCTTTTTCTGGAAACATGGCATATGCACCAAACCAAGAGTTAGTGTATATGACTGCTCAATACTTTAAAAATATTAATACAGATTTAAATGATAATTACATAGGTCAAGCTAAAGATTTTATAAATAAACATTACACGTTAGTTAACGATAGATATGTAAGTAATTATAAAATGAATCAAATAGGTGTTACACCAGATAACTATGATGCCTTTAAATCAAATGCTATTGAAATATTAAAAGAAAAATTAAACGTAGAAAAGAATATAATTCAAGAAACAGATTTAGTTGGTTTCTTTTATGATGAAACTAACATAGACCCATTTACTAATGCACCAAATAGTAATGAGGGTATTGATCTCAATGAGTACGAAATAATTGTAGATGATACAAGAGACACTATTTATTTTAAAGAACAAGACGGAACTTCTTTAGATATACCTGCTACTGTTGAATATAAAAATGGCCAAACAGTTTGGTTAGAAATACCTATTAGCGTTGTTAAAGAAAGAGTTGCAGAGAAGCAAGCTGAACTAAAAATTAAATTAGATAAAGAAAGAGTAGCTAAAGACGAGGCTAAAAGACTTAAAGATGAAAGAACTGAGAAAATGTTAAGAGAAACAGAGGCGATGATACCATAATGACTAAAAATATTAATTGGAACTTTATTTCAGAATTAGAAGGTAAAGGTGTTAAGAAAGCTTATGTACCTAGTGAAAACTCAGGTGTTACAGTAGCAACGGGTTTTGATTTAAAAGAGAAAGATGTAAATATGCTTTCTGAAATGGGTATCTCTGAAGATACTACAAATATCTTATCTCAATTTTTTGGAATGTCTGGTGCAGATGCAGAAGAAGCATCTAAAGGTTTTGAATTAAGTGATCAACAAGTTAAAGAAATAGATCAAGCTAGTCATAATTGGTATTCTGATCAAGTTATAAAAACTTATAACTCTCACAATCCTGTAAAACCATTTGAAGAACTTACTTCAGCACAACAAACAGTTTTAACTTCTGTAGGATTTCAACACGGAACTGGATTTAAAAGAAAAGATGGTTCTGATATGAATTTTATAAAACAAGCGGCAAGTGGTGATTGGAATGCTGTTTTAAATAATTTAAGAAACTTTGGAGATCAGTTTCCAACTAGAAGAAATAAAGAAGCAGATTTATTAGAATCAGAAAAAAAAATTCCTTTAGATAAAGAAGGTACCCATCAAATGCCTGATGGTACTATTATGGAAAACACAGCTCATGAAGCTGAAGAAAAAAGAAAGTTTACACCTATAGATATTACTAAACAAAAATACTTATGGTCAGAATTACCTAATGTAAGTCGTGGTTTGTTTTTAGATCAAGCTTATAACTACAGTGAATTACAAAAGTATATAGAAGAAGGAAGAACAATTCCTAATATTCTAAAAGCTACACTTCAAGAAAATACAGTATTCTCTAATGCTATAGAATTATTTTCATCACCAACTTTTATTCAAGAAGATGGTTTTAGTATGAAGAATAACAAAGAAGAATTTGATGCTGTTATTAAACAATATAATTTAAATCCAGAATTTGCAGATACTTTAATTGGTGCATTAAATAGTGAGCATTTAAAATATCTTGGAGAAAAAGCGGCAAGACACCAAAAGAATGCTGAACTGTTAGCTTCTTTAGGTTGGAAAGGTATAGCTCTACAGTTTGGTACTTTTATTTTAGATCCTGTTAACTTAACGGGTTATGGGGCTTTAAGTAAAGTAATGAAAGCTGGTCAATTCTTTACGGGATTAACTAGAAGACAAAACTTTGTTAGAAAAGGTTTAGCTTATGGTACTTTAGAAGGTGCTTTATACTCTCCAATAGCGGCTAATAATCCTACAATGGGCCTAAATGATGTACTAATTGCATCAGCTTTAGGTGGTACTCTTGGAGGGGGAATATCTGCCCTTACAGCTAAATCTCTTAAAAATGTAGCTAGAGCCACAGAAAAACAAGACTTAGTTGAGAATGGTTTAGAAGTTACAGATAAAGCTAATAAAACAAAATTTAAGAATGTTAAGCATTCTAAAGCTAATAAGAAACTTGAAAAAGATTTAAATGATACAGCGTTAATTGATAACGTTGAATTGTTCTTTCCTAAACTAAGAAACATTCCTTTCTTTGGTTTTAGTATGACTAGATCAGGTACATTAGGTACTTCATTATCTAAAAAAGTAAAACTGTTTAACTTTAAGTCTATGGAAGATCCTGTTGGCTATAAAGATAAAAAGA